CCCTGCATACCATTCTCGGTCGCGTACTGCGGGGCCTCCAAGTAGATAGGCTTCTTCTGCCCGAGCCACTTAGCGCCCACTGAGTAGATCCGGCTGGGCTCGATCAACTGGTCAACGCTGATGTTCTCGTCGAACATGCGCCAGTGGAACGAGACCGCAGGCAGGGTCTCAATGTCGATGGTCAGTATCTTCGGCTTACTCACTTCGCCTCCTTCGAGGGGTACCGGGCACCACGCGGTAGCGTAGCGAGGCCCGCCTCTTCTAACTCCTTCTGCAACAGGGACAACGCCCGCCACGCCATGTGGGCCGAGGCCGGGAGTCCCGACTCCGGGTCCGGGGTACCACGCTCCAACAGGTGCCGGAGGATAGAGTCGGCTTCATCCGTGCTCTTCTCTCGGTTATGGTACAGGGCCTGACCGGGGTTGTGCTTCTCGTTCCCGAAGTACGACACCTTCGCCACATAGATCAGGGCGTCGGGGAAGTAATCGGCTACGCCCGTGATTAGCGGGGTCTGCTTGCGACCGAGGCTGTCCTCGGGCAAGGTCTTCGGCCTAGAGATTGGCATACATCTTCTCCGCTACGTAGAACACAGACACCGGGGTACAGTCGTAGGTCTCCGGGTCGAACAGGGCGAACTGGTGGCCGCACAGCAGGCCCGTCATGGCCTCCAGCTTAGCACCCCGGCTCCGCTCCCATCCCGGCAGCAGAGCAATGCCCTTGCACTGGTCCGCTACGATCCGCACGTCCCGTCCGAGCAGCGTGCCCCACGTCGTACCGGGAGGGATGCTCCCCGTCGAGTCGTCAAGCACGAAGGCCCGGTGGGCTGGGTCATCCAACTCCGACGGGGTGATGACCTCGTAGCCCTGAGCCCGGAGGCTCTGCGCTGCCAGATCAAACGTCGGGAAGTTGGACTTGGGTATACCTCCCATCGGCCCGGCGATATACACCGGTCCGTCGAGGGTGAACCACAGGTCCAGATCAGTTAGCTGCATCGGACCCGTCCTTCGGCTGCGGCTCCGGCAGGCGGCTCAGCAGCGCCAACTCTCGGATGACCCCAAGCAGGACTTCCGCCCCGCCAGCCGTGACCTTGAACTCCCCGTTCTGCAACAGGCGGATCGCGGTCATGATTACTTGCTTCTGTTCCTTAGTCATACGCACCACTCCTCGGGGATCGTCTTCCCCACTGCGAACTTGACACCATTCTTCACGCACCAGTCAGAGTACCGGGTGGTCCCACCCTTACGCAGCTTGTTGTCTGCGCCGAACAGGAGCCGATACTCCACTCCACCGTGCTGCTCAACCATCGCCTTCGCGAACAACCTGTCCCGAGCGTCCCATCTACCCTTGGTCTCGATGACCATGTTGGGGCCAATGGTGAAGTCCGGGGTATACACCACGGTCTGCTCGAACTTGCTCTCGCCGCAGGCACAGCACCGTGCCCGCTGCACCCGTACCGGTACGACTAGCTCGAAGGTTCGGCTTTCGTATCCGTAGGCGACGCCTCGACCACGGAGGTCTGCCGCGACTTCGCTCTCGAACGCGCTGCGGAATCCATCTGCGACAGCTTGCGCGCGACGGCTGAATCGCCAGCTTCCGCCTCGACCCTTACCACTCTTAGACATGCGAGGATCTCCTTGTCGGTCGGCATGATGTGCTTACCGTTGGTTGTGTAGAGGGACTCCAGCGCACGCTGGACTGCACCGTTCAGGTTCTCAAGGTTGTTGATGACGGCAACCAGATCGTCCGGCACCTCAACCTCACGGGTGTAGAAGTCATACTTGCCAAGCGTATAGACCCGCTTGCGCACGAGGTCGTCGAACGTAATCCCAATCTTCATGTCGAGTCTCCTTGATTATATATAATCGAATCATCCCACAGGGTCGGTGCCCACCACTCGTCCGGCTGGCGTCTGATCCAGAGCAGCCTTCCGTTCTCCACTAGTGCCTCCAGCCACGAATCCCCGTACGCGCTCTTGTATGCTTCCGCAACCACACCATACAGTGCCGCATCGCCAGTGAGGTCCCCAAGGATCTTTGCAGCCTTGACCTTTCCGACCCCCGGTATCCCCGGGATGTTGTCGGTCGAGTCGCCCGTCAGCATCTGAGTCCAGAACCATCGCATGCCCTCCTCGGGTTCGATGTTGAAGGTCTCGCCAGTCACGAAGTTGTAGTGCAACCCCGGGATCATGTTGAGGTCCTTGTCGATGGTAGCTATCACCGAGCCCTGCGGGTCACGGACCCACTCAGCGTAGTGCGCTATCCCTATGTCGTCGTCCGCCTCCTGCCCATCGGACAGGAACACGTTGCACTCTCGGCGCAGCATCCCCTTGATGGCCGCACTATGCACAGGCTTGCGCTTGTTCGCACGGTTGGCCTTGTACCCCTTGATCTTGGCAACCCCATTGCGGAAGTTGCTAGGCCCGGAGAGGTACACCTTCAACGCCTCAGGCCCTACGGCCATGTCGTCGAGGATCTTCTGGATGATGGAGCGAGCGATCATCAGAGCGTTGGCTTCGGGCTGGACTTCCACGTCCGTACTCCAAGACACACCCTGATAGTTGATCCCCTGCTCATCGAGAAAGGCGAGCGCGCGTTCCTTGTCTGCGAACCGCGCCCGCATCATCTCTCCACCGACAGCACACTCGACGGTGTGGTATACGTGCTCGGCAGCAAAGCCTGCTCGGTACACCAGCACATCCCCGTCAAGGTGGATTACCATGTCGCCTCCTAGTTGGCCGGGCCGGACAGGAACGAGTCCATACCAGCAGCCACGTCACCCTTCTCGTACCACGACCACGGCTTCTTGATGAGGGCGTCGTTGAGACCAGCCGCCGCCATGTAGGCGTCGGGCAGCATCTTCGTATCGACCTCGACAATCCCCGTCTTGCGGTTGATAACATGGTAGGTACCCTCGGCAGCCTGCACCACGTAGTTATCGTTCTCGAACAAGTTAGTCTGTGAAACCATCAGTGCTCTCCTCGGCCTTCTCGGCCTTGACCTTCTTCTGTGTAGCGGGCGGGACTTCCTGCCCATTGCGCTGCGCCACGAACCGGGCTGCCACTTCGTCTATGGCTCCAAGGATAATCCCGAGACGGGCACCCTTGGTCTGACCCAGCGGGATGGCCTCGTGGGCAAGCGCCATTCCCACAACGCTGATCGCGTCGCGCTGAGCCGAAGAAAGAGTAATCCTCGGTTCAACGACTTCGATGTCGCGTGCTTCCTTAGCCGCCCAATAATCAGCGCGTGCATCCCAATTCTCCTTGACCGGCTTAGCCTGAACGCTCTGCACCGGGGCCGGAGCCGTAGCCACGACAGCCGGAGCAGTCTTGCCGACTACGATGGTGTCCTTGTCCACGTTGTTCCCGCCATTGATCGCCTCGTACTCGAACTCCACGAAGTCGCCCTCGTTAAACGGGGGGCGGAACTCGCCAGTCCGATACCACTCATTGCCGGTGTCGAGCGTGAACGAGTAGAGCACCACGTTGCCGTTGCGTCCCTTCCAGTCCTTCGCACTCGTCCGGTTAACCGTACCACTTGCCTTCATAGAACCTCCTCGAACTTGATTTCTTCACCGTCGCCCCACTTGGGGCCGATCACCGTGCCACACCCGAGTTGGCACAACAGGTCGATACCGTACAGGGCCTTCATACCCGTGCGCATGTCACTCGTCAAGGCTTGCTGCGCCAGTGCCCGGTACTCTTCGGCCCACTCGGGGTGGACCTCCGCGATGATCGAGTCATGGATGGTATTGACTAGGACAGCGGGCGCGTTGGGGATACGCTTGAGCCGGTGCCACAGATAGACAACTGCCATCGGGATCATCTCTGCCGTTGCGAACGCTTGGACCGGGTAGTTGCAGATCGCCGTGGTGTTACGCACGTACCCGCTCCGATCCATCGTCGTGTCCGGCCAGTAATAGACAAGGCCCCACTCGGTTACCAACCGTTTCGTGTTGAGCACTTGATCTATCCACGCCTGCTGGGTCCGAGCAACGCCGGGGTACTTGGCCTTGAACGCCGCGTAGTACGCCTGCTCCTGCTTCGTGCCCGAGCTACCACCGTACAACGGCTTGAAGGTATTGGCCTTCGCTCCGTTGCGCTCCGCCTTCGTAACATCCTTCTCGGCCTTGTTATGCAGGACCGAGGCGGTGTACCTGTGAACGTCGAAGTTGGTGCTAGCATCTATCAGCACTTGCTCATCCTTGCACAGGTGCCCAGCCACCCTGAACTCTAGCTGCGCCCCGTCTGCCTCAGCCATCAGCCACCCTTCCCGCTTCGCCTTGAACAGGCTCTTGTACTCTCGGGGCAGGTTCTGATACTGCGTCGTGTAGTCGAGGCCGGTCGAGGACAGGCGGTGGGTCTGCGTCTGTGTCTGGTTGAAGCGCCCGTACATGACGCCACCTACCTCCCGACAACAGTCCGCGAACTTCCGCATGTACTTCGACAGTCGGTTGTGCAACTCCCTCGTCCGCGCGAACTTCTCAAGGAAGTCACGCTGCTCCTCCGTGTCAGGCTTGAGCCGGTCCAACGTATCAGCGTCGGTCTTGGGCTCGTCGCCATCCGTCCTGCGCGGGACCCACTTGCCCCGCCTCTGCTCCATCACCTCACCGAACCCGAGCGTCTCATAGATGAACTTCGCTAGCTGCTGACGGGAGTTGAGGTTGATCCCACCCGTCACTAGGTTAAGCTCACGCTCGGCCCGCTCATGCTGGGCCTCAAGGTGTTCCAATTCATACAGAACTGCGGCCTCGTCTAGCTGCAATCCCTCCGTCTCTATGTCCGCCAGTGCAGTACACAGCAGGTTGCGGGCATACACCACCTTCATCAGGGCTGGGCTAATGTCCACAAGCTGATCGCGCATGACCTCGATCATCAGGTCTACGTCCTTCACGCAGTAACGTTCGAGCCACTCCTGCGGGATGTCTCGCGTGTCATTCCCTCCCTTGATGAGAGCCGAAACCAGAGACTCTTTGCCTCCAAGATTACGGCGTCGGGCCACGCTCTCCAAGCTAAGCTGTCGAGTCTGCCACCTGTTACCACCGATGACATAC